AAGAAGAAAAACCTGAAGAAAAGCTAAGGGTATTAGATGAAGCTCAGAAAACTGCTGATAGAATTGAAGCTGCTAATAAAAAGCAGGAAGAACTTTTGCAAAAGCAGGAAGAGATTATGGCTAAGCAGATGTTGGCTGGCAAGAGTGAAGCAGGACAAGAACCTGAAAAACCAAAAGAAATCAGCGACAAAGAATATGCAGAAAAACTTGAGAAAGGTGAAGTAAATCCTTTGGCAGAAGATGGGTTTATCTAAGGAATTAATTGCAGTTGGAATTATATGTCTCTTAATTGGCATGATGTTAGGTGCGGCAATAGGCTCATCAATGACATTAAACTGGACAGTAGACAAAGCACTTGTAATATTAAACATCACAGACGAACAATTAGACATAGGCAAAGACCAATTACTCTATGCCTTTTATAAATATCGTAATCACATATCATAATGCACTTGTATTTTATATCAAGAGGAATGAAGTTTTGGGTAGACAAGTTTATAACTTCACTGCAAGGCCAGTTCTTAAATTGGAAAAGAGAAGATGGAACAGATGCAATGGTTGAAATTCAAATTAGACCTATTCAGTTGTGGGAAGTTGTTTTTCCTAAAGAGCATAAAGATGTAGTATTAACCACAATCTTAGGGCCTGATGGCAAACCATATCATAAACGGCATAAAAAATGGGTTGCAGCAATTCGTAAAGTTTTGGGCGTAGCTCCAATTCCAGAATACGACAGCACAAAAGCTCACCCAGCTGCAATGCATCGGCAAAACATGGATTGCACTGGAATAGGAATTAAAGAAGACGAGCCTGATAATAACGGAAATGAGGGGCTATAAACTTCTCTTGTGGAAGAAGTATTTTGATACTGGTTATGGTTTGACTAATTATATTTTCAAACTTATAGCTGTGTTTGGATTAACTTCAAGTATGGTTAAGGAGACATTTATAATCTTGTCTGCCTACACAATAGGCTGTCTTATTCTCGGTAGATTGTGGTTATATTCAAGAATGTTAGAAACTGAAACAGAAATAGCAAATATGTTTAATCCTTTTGTAAAAGATATGCGCAAGAAGTTTGGAATAAAGGAAAAGGAAACATTTAAATAGTTTAAATTTCTTGTTTAGAGATGGTAAGCGGTGCAATATTAGTAGACTTGTTAGGTGATAGGGGTAATGTCATCGAATATACATGCTTAAACGCAGAAGGAATTTCAGGCGGAGATTTATTAGTTCTTAGTGGTGCAAACAGAGCAGTATCAAAGGCTTCTGCAGCAGATACAACTAATGCTAAACACTTTGTAGGTATTGCTGCAAGTGAGAAAAAACCAAATGATGGTTCTACAACTATTGGAGTAATTACAAACTGCACAGCTGATATGGCAATGAATGCTGGCGCAGGAACAGTAACAGCAGGCACAACAATGGTTATATCTGGTGCGAATTTAATTGACGCAGCGCCAACAGGAATGACAGCAGACGATAGCGGCAAGATTGTTGGAACATTATTAGACGCATCTACAGGAACAAGTGAAATGGTTGAAGTGAGGGTAAATAAATAAAATGGCAGTATTAGCACAGCAGCAAATGGGGGATGCAGGATTAAGAGCTGAGAATATTAACAAAGCTGTAAAAGGATTTGCATTAAAACAGTTTAAGATGAAACAAGTTTTGCAAGTTCAGAGTTCAAGTTCTTGGGAAGAAACTTTTTATAAAGAAGCAGCTGCAGAATTATCAGCTCAAGGAAGCAGAAATGTTAGAGGAATTGCAAGAGGTGCAGCATTTCCAAAAGTATCTGCAAGTTGGACTAAGACAACAGGCACTATGTTAAAATGGGCTGCAGAAGATATTGTCTTTATGGAAGACAAGCTATTGAATAACATTGATGTTCAAGCGAGAACAATATTAAGAGTTGCAAGGTCATTAGCAGACGATATGGATAATTATATTTACGACCAGCTTAGTGCAGCATCTGGAATCGGAACTTCAGCAGCAGTTGCTAACTGGGATGACACAACAATCTCAAGCAGAGACCCAATACAGGATATATTAAAAGGTATTCAAGATATGGATGAGCAGAACTATGATGCTCTTGAAAACGGTTATCTTCTTGTAAGTCCTAAAGACCATACATCATTAATGATGAACTCAAAGGTAATTAATAATCCATCTTTTAAGACTGCAGATGTTGTGTCTAACGGTAGAGTTGGGCAAATTTGCGGTCTAACAATTATTAAATCTACTTCTGTTAATGAAGATGAAGCAATGATTATTATCGGCCAGAGAGCAGCAACTTGGAAGAGTGCAGTGCCTATAACAAGTGCAGTTATTGAAGATCAAGGAATTAAATTTACAATTCGTTCTTGGGAAATCGGACTAATTCAAATCACAGACCCTCGAGCAATTTATGTCATAACAGACACACAAAAATAAAATGTCACATCAAGGAAAAATGTTGAGAGGAGAAAAGTGGTGGTCATACAGAGATGTAGACGGAAATCTGCCTAAAGATATTACAGAAGACCCCGGCAAGATGTGTGATGTAGAGTATTTTCTTGAAAATAAACCTAAGGAAGAACCTAAGGAAGAACCTAAAAAGAAGGAGAAATAGCAATGGCGGACGGAGACCCAACGCTATATAATCATGGTGTTTTTAGTTTAAGCGGAGCAGCTTTAAAGACTGCTGTAGATGCTATAAGTTCTACAAACTTTCATCCTTTGGTTAGTGGTGCTTCATTGCACTTTGTTCCTTTAGGCAATGGTCAATGTCAATTATTACAAGTTGAGGTTGAGGGAGCAGGATAAAATGGTTGAATTAATAGGAGACCCATGTATACCAAGTGAACTGATTGTGCCTGATATATCACCAACACAGACAGACCAGCCTGCATTATCAGGGGCTTTATTTATGTCCGGAGCAAAGTTATGCTTCTATAATGGCTCAGCAGTTGAACAAATCACTTCTGCATAAGTTTTATATACTTAAATGTCTTAATTAATTCTATGGCAAAAGACCCCTTTAAAACAATGTTTAAAGGAGTGAGTTTTAAAAAGAATAAGTTTCATCGTCCAGAAGGAGCAGGAAACTTTGACAATATGGATGATTATAATATTGTTCAATCTATTAATGCTAATGAAATTATAGGGCAGAATGCAAGAATAGGAGCTTTTTGCATTGTTTCAGGAGCAGGGACAGTTGCTATGGGAAATATAGCATCTGCAACAGGGAAATCGAGTATGGCAATGGGCTATATTGTAAATGCCTTAGGGGATTATTCTACTTGTTTTGGAGCAAACACAACTGCAACAAACACAAGTGCTTTTGCATGCGGAACAGGCTCAGACGCAACAGGACTTTCTTCAGCTGCATTTAATAGTCAATGCAAAGCATCAGGTGCTCAATCTTTTGCAATCAATGCAGGAACAACTGCGTCTGGAGAGGGTGCAACATCAATGGGATATGAAACAACTGCAGTAGGAGATTGGTGTGTTGCTATGGGAAATGGAATTACAAATACAAAAGACTATTCTTTAAAGGTTGGAGGAGATATTGATGCAACAGGTGGAATTAATGTTGGAGGAGAAGCAACTTTTGATTTAAGCGGCGGTGTAAATATTACAGATGGCACAAGTTATATAGAAGTTTATGATTATGGGGGTATAGGTTTTCCAACAATTAAGGGGTATTCTTCTGGTTTAGGAGGTTCTGTAGTTGGTATGGAAGATGTGTTGGCAATTATGAATGTTACAGATTCACCAGCAGTTTTGTTTTCTGCAAGTGACTTTTCAGATATGGCTTCGATTGTTTATACAGTTTCTTCTGATGTATTGGCATTTGCAGGTGCAACAGGAGGTTATGAATTTGATAGTAATTTAAATGTAACAGGAGGTATTATTGCAAGTGAAACAATATCAGGTTCAGATATTTCCCTAACAGGAGATATTCATTTAAAAGATAATAAGAATTTATATCTTGGAGATGGTGATGATGCCAGTATGTTTTGGGATGGAATAAGATTAAAAACTTATATAGGAGATGCTGATTATCAAATATTTTTAGATGGAAATTTTAAAATATTAGAGAAAGATAGCCCGTGGGCAGTTGCTTTTAAAGTTGACGGAGATACGGGGAATGTAGATATTAAAGGAGATTTAAAAGTGAAAGGAAGTATCTCAGGAGCAAATGTTCATTCAAGCAATGCATATACAGGGACATTTGAAATAAGTGGAGGAAGTGTTGTAACAGTTTCCGGGGGAGTAATCTTAGGAGTTGTATAATGAGAAAAAGAAGATTAAAACATTTGATTGAAGCAAGTGTAAGTTTAGAAAGAGTTACTGGTGGCGACCACTTTAGAGAAATACAGCAGTTGGTTGCAGAGTATCAAATGAGTTATGGAAATGACAAATGGATAAGTGATGCTGTTTGTAACTACTTAGAAGTAAGGAGAACTACTCGACAGTAATTAGAAAGGTTTATAAAGGTTAGTTAGTTAGTTATTATATGACTGAAGAATTAACAACACAGCAAGAAGATTTAGTTTTGTCGACGGAAAAAGATGAAGCACCAGAAGATAGAAGAGAATTTAATTTAAGTGAGAAATTAAAAGAAGGTGGAATACTTTATGATAATGATGTCAAAGAATTTATTAAGAGGTTGAAAGAAAGTTTTATAGATGATAATAGTTGGCATGAAAGTATTTATCCAGGATTATTTGAAAAAATAGATAAACTTGCAGGAAAGGAGTTAATATGAAAACAATAAATGCACATTTCACTAACTCTGAATTTTGGAAGATGGAGAAGAAGAAAAGAAAAACCGCTTATAATTGGCATGATTTCCTATTATACAAAATCGTAGGGGAGGTTAAAAAAAATGAAAGCAACAGAAAAACAAATAGCGTTTCTAAAAAATAAAGGAATAGATGCAACTTATATGTCTAAGCAAGATGCATCTGCTAAAATCTCTGAGATAATTGAGAATAGAAATGCAGTTAAAACAGAAACAATTAAAGCTCCACAAGAAACAGAGGGGTCAGATAACACAAGACAGAATAGCATAGAAAGACAATGTGCGTTAAAAACTGCTGTGAGTTGGTGTAATGCACAAGAGGAGAAAATGGATGTCTTAACTGCTGCAGACGCTTTTGTTAAGTGGATTAAAAAATCATAAATCATATTCAAGGGAGTAGAGTTTTCTCATTTGATTAGACAACCTCTTTTCAATGTTTCAAATCACCATTCTTCTCCCTTGTTAATTATAAAAAATGAAACAAGAAACATTTAACGATTGGGTAATTGGTTTTATAATAGGGTTAATAATAGCCAAAGCATTAGGACTTTTGTAGAAATTACTTAATTGGACTTGGGAGTGTTATGCCTATTGCTAAGGCGATTATTGCAATTACAGTCGATAAAACAACTCCGTTTATACCTTTAGATAGAGCATAAATTTCCAACCCTGTTAAGCAAACTAAGCCAGTGCATACAATCTTCCAGTTTATTTTTTGTTTTGTCATTATATTATTATTAGCAAACCTATCATGGCACTTATTATCCATATCCAATCCATTGTATTAAGTTCCATTTTAATCTATACTATTCTCAAGGTCTTTTAATTGTTGTAATAAAATAGCTATTTGTTCAGGATTAGGCTCTTCTCCGCTTTGAACAGCAGTTTGTAGAAAAAATTGTGCATTATTTAAAAATGTTTTAATTTTCCTATTTCTAAGTTTAGCTGCATCTAAAGTCTGTCTATCTAATTCAGTTAATCCGACAAGTCTCATTTCTTGTAATTGTCTACCATAGTCATCAATTTGGTCTTCATAAAATTGTAATTCTTCTATTCCTTCTAAAGGGGTCATTGCATTCCATGCAACTGCTTGCAGAGGTGCAGTGATAGCTTCTCTTATCTGACTTTGTGCTGAATCAATATTTTGTGCTTTTTTCTTTGGAAGACCAATTAATTTTCCGACTCCTATAACTGCGAAAACACTACTTGCTCCTATGGCTATACCTTTAGCTCCAATCTTCTTAGCAATACTTTTAAAACTTAATGAAACAGCTGTTTTAGCTGCGGCACTTGCTGCTGCTCGTTTTGTAATAGGTAATGCTAATTTTGCACCTTTAGGAATTTTAGAAGCTATTTTAAAACCAGCTCCTCCCACTCCTATTGTAGCTACTGTAAATACATCTTCAGCAGTTATAGGAGTTACTCCCCCCGCAATCATTCCTTCTTGTGTTATATCTGTAATTGGTTGTTCTGGTATTATTGGCTGTGCTTTTGGCTGCAATGCTAAATTCCTTTTTTCTTCTGCTAATTTAGTTTTGGCAATAAGTTCTGCTTTTTGTCTTGGTGCAGCTCTCTCTTCTGCTGTGGGTATCTTAATGCTCTCGGCTCCTGCTATTGATGTTACTTCTTCAGGACTTAAACCCAAGTATGTTCTGCCCCCAAACTCAACACCACTCGGACGCCCTGTTTTTACAGATGTAAATATTCTCTTTACTTCTTCTTTTGAGGGTTTAGCCTTAGGCTCTTCTTTTTTTGGTGCAGGTGTTGGTTCAACTTTAAGCTCTTCTTCCTTCTTTTTCTCCTTCTTTTTCTCTTTCTTTACTTTTTTAGCTGCACTTAAAAGCGCTCTTGCGATTACCATTATGCACCTACCCCCGCAGTTGTATCATTAGGCTGGAATGCAGTCTGTTGTCCTGCGTCCTTTGCTTCATCTCTCTGTAAGTCTCCGCCTAAACTTGGCGGTCTGTTAAATGTGATTTTGATTGCTAATTGATTCCATAAATCCTTTTCAAGTGAGAATTGCTCTGCTGTATAAACTGGCTCAAATGTTAAGAATCCTACCTTACTTCCTGATTCTGTGTAGTTCTCGCTTGTAGCAATCACTCTTGGAACGCCTACAGCTTGATAAAAGAAGTTTTCTAAGTATTGTATCCATGTGATTGAGTCCTGCAGCACAGGGTTAGAGTCTTTGATTTCTACATTTCCTTTTGGAATAACAATAACTTCTCCTTTCTTTATAACATCTTCATACTGCTTTTTAAGAGCAGCAATTTTTGCAGTGTCATCGCTGTCAACTTCTATGATTCTAACTGGCACAACATTACGATGCAGCACCCGCTTCCAGTCTTCCATTGCCTCGTTTCTTGCTAAGATAACCCACTCACAGGCATCAATAATCGAAGTCCCATGTATCTCGTCTGCTATTCTATCGTTGCATAAATGAAATATCTCGCTTGGTTTAAACTTCTTGTTTGGGTTCTTGTTTTTAGACACCTGCTCATATCGTTTTATTATGCCTCTGTCATCTACAATAACAACAATAGAAGCAGGGTCTAATGGTTTTAGATTTATAAGAGTCCCATTTAAGTCTCTGATTATTTCAGCAAAAGCATCGCCCCCTATCTTCTTAGTAATAATCATATTCTTAAGAATATCAATAAAGTCGTCTTCTCCCCATCCTTTAATCCCCTCCAGCATGATTTCTGTCTTGTCATCTGCAGTGAAGCCCTTGCCTGCAGTCCAAATAGCCAATGCTTGAATTGCCTTTTGAAGTTCAGGAATCTTTTTGTAATATCCTAACTGCTGACTCCATTTAGAATTAGTGTATCTTGTTTCTTTTTGGTCTCCTGCTGCGTCGGTTTGCATAGGGTCTACTGCGTAATTATCAACTGCATTAGTCATGTCGGTTATTGCTGCTGAGCTTAAATTTGTGCCTGGCATTTTATACATCCACCACAATCGGCAAGTTTAATGTTAGTGCTGTTGTTGTTTCCCAAGCATCTGTCCCTGTTGTATCATCGACGGTTAATCTTCCCATTGGATCATGACCCAATACGGCATGATGATCTGAATCAGGGGCTGATGTTTGTATGGTTAATCTAAGGGTCTCACCTTTTTTAAAATGAACTACTGACGATATTGAGAACTTTATGCAATACATTAAAGTCATTCCGTCGTTTTGGTCAGGGTTGCCTCCATGAATTGCTGTGTCTGATGCGATCTCTGTTTCTGTTGTTCCGTCCCATTTTCTAAGTTTCGCTGTTACAGTTATGTCCTCATTACCCGCTCCATTATCATCGACTAAAAGCAAAGGCACATTAACACTACAATCACCTTTTACATTTAATGGTCTGTTTAAAACTACATCGAAATCTACATCTGCGGTTGATGTTGAGGCTATGGTTGTTGCCCCAACATCTGAATAAAACTGATTTGGTTGAAGTATATATTCTCCTGCTGTGTTTGCAACTGTTGAGTTCACATCTCCAGCATAGAAGGTTTTAATCCCTGTTCCAGAAGCAATATCAAAGTAGTCGTAGCTTGCAACTGCAGACGGGCTTTTTCTGTAAATATTTGGAACTCCCATTTTATGCTCCTGTTACAAAGTCCCTCACTTTAATTTCTTTGAGTTCTTTGATTAATGTTTGAACTCTATCATGTAAAAAATCCAACATTGTTTGAGCTTCATTGCCGCTTGTATAGCCGCCCATTTCGTAAGTTATAGCATACATTGCAGCCAAGCAGCTTACTGCGTCTTCAAGAATATATTTAACATCTACATTTAAAGTTGAATAAGCATCAGTCCAGTTGTATCGTGTTACAGAATTAATATAACTCTCTGCCTGCAGTATCAAAACCTCCCAGTCAGCTTCGGCAGTTAAGCCAGTGAACTTTGTGTTTACATTGCTGCCTGTCTTTAATAGACAAGCTCCACTTAATGCCATTGTTGCCATTATAGATTCTCCCTGTTTGCAATTCTCATTAATTGCCTTGTTAGTTCTTTAATAGCTTTAACTAATGCTGCGTCCTTCTCTTCTAAATTATAAGTTGCTTGTCCAATCTTAACTTTTTCCATAGATAAACTACATAATCCATATATTTAAACTTTTGTCTTTTATGCACCAAGCAGCACGGATCAGTCCTTCAGCAATATGGTCTCCGCCTTCTCCTTTTCTTCCAAATATTCTAAGTTTTGTCGGCTCTCCCTGCTTCATAATATACTCGTATTGAATTGAGCGAAGCGACTGGATAATGTCTTCGTCATCTAATAATTTGATTTTCCTCTGCTCCATTAGTGCTAAAAGGTTTCCGTAGAGGTCTTCTTTAAGAAGTTTAGTCTTGCTTGGTCTGTCTTCATTGTCTAATGGGCGTGTTCTGTTGTTAATTGCAACAACTTTCCGTTTTGTAGATGGATTTCTTAAAAGATGGTCGAAAACCGAAACTCCTAATGTCCCTGCACCTGCATCTATGTATATCATCCTGCAATTATAGAGATTATCCTGATTTATGATGTTATCCTCGGTTTGAGTTGTTAATTGCTTTCTTGTAACGATGTTTTCGACTTGTTCAAGCATATCTTTGTTGATTTTGTCTAAAATCTCGATTGTGCCTTCATCTTCGCCCATCCGCGCAATATCACATCCCATATAGTAGTTTCTGTCTTTTACTATTGTGTTTCTTCTCTTTAATACGCAAGTTTGTGCTATGAGTTTGTCGCTAAACCATCTATGAAGGTCTTCAATGAACTCTCCTAAAAACTCTTGTGCATATTCTCTCTTACTCATCCTTGCCTTTGCTTGTTCGATTAACCGAAGAGCTCCTTCTCTTTGTAGTTCAGTCCAAGTTTTAGAGACTTTTCTTTCAGTGATTACCTTTTCAGTATCTATGCTAAACCTTGTGTAGCTGTTATATGCTCCGTCTTTATTAATCCAAGTATTGTAGAATTCTCCAACTGCACCTGCTGGAGTTGAGAGTTTGATTCTTGCTCCTCCAGTTGTTAATAGCATTGGAGCTATTGCAGACTCGATTTCTGGCTGGACTCTTGCATTTTCATCTTCATAGGAGCGTCCAACTGTAATTCCTCTGATTCCAAGTCCGTAAGCACCTGTTGGAAGACAGTATATTTTAATTCCATTTTTTAATTCTATTTTAGTTTTAGTTGGCCTTTTAACTCCTTTCATGATTACCATCTTTGGATGATTTTCTAACAGGTATCTTAGAGTTTTATCAAATAGAAGGAATGCTTGTCGTTCTGTTGGAGCAGTCATTAGAATTGGATAGGGGTTGTCTGGCTTAATTGCATACTCTCCGCAATCCATTGCACATATCTCGGTCTTGCCAACTTGCCTTCCTGTGCATAATATCTTATCGCCCTTTGTTTCTATAAACTTCTTTTGCCAAGGGTCGAGTTGCAGTTTCATTTTATTTTAAATATTTTTTAATTTTTATATTTTTTGGTTTTGTTTGGCGGGGGCCGACCCCCACCCCTCCACGCAAAAAGGGGAGGGTGCTTCAAAACCGCTTAAAAAAGCCCTAATAAGACACTATACTGGCTTTTTTGTGTTTAAATTGGCAAATATGATTGGATTTGAGTGAATTAAGCTGTATAAAATGTAGTTACTAAATGATGTAGTTAGTAAGGATAAATAAGCACAAAAAAAGGCGCTATCAAGGAGAAAAATGGGTTTATAAATGATCAACTTTGTGTGAGGTGAGAAACCCTCACACAAAGGAAAGCAAGTTTATAAACCCTTGGAATCTGTTCCTTGATAGTGCTGATGTTACTCATGAGTACTCATACACTCTCTCCATAACACACACCCTATTATTACTCGAGAGTGCTAAGACAACTATATAAAC